GTGAATCCTGAACCACTTATCAGCGAACTCTAAATGGTTTAAATGCCCCGCGGCTCGAAAGAGTGCCGCCGAAACACGATTGAAATGATGAAAACAAATACTGTGGCTGGCAGAGCCAATAATCTGTCGAAATCCCTCATTACCCAAGGATAAACAAACTGGTGAAACCTGGTGGGGGTTGGTGGAGCGTGAGAAAGTGTCCAGCCATTAATTGGATGTCTGTGTCCAAGCTCGTACAAGGGCGACAGACGGGGGCCGCCCCATTACAATACGAAGACAGCTGGTGTCTGTTGCTCACCACAAGGTTGCTATCCCGGAAAGACGCATTTTTAAAAGTTCCATTGGCTATATACGAAAGAGTTGACATGTTGACTCTCCTTACGACTTACAATACCCTGCGAAATACTGTGACCGCGGTCACAAGTGACCTGAGAATACTTCCACAAAGATTGGATGATAGAGTAGAAATTATGCGACGCGTCCCTGTAGGACAAATTTTTCCAAACGGCCATTGGGCAGCTTTTCTGTTGAGGTTCTGGCAAGATCCTACTCAGATAACTCACCATATAGCCGAATGGGGATATAGGATCAAAAGCACGACTCTCCCTGAGTTTCGCGCCGAGATCCAACAAAAAGGTCTCTACAAGGCGATCGCTGATCGTATAGATAGAATTCCCACGTACCGGGAGATAATGTGGAACATTGTGACGTTTGTTCAAACTTTGTTCCGAACGGTCGTGGAAGGCGGAAAGACTGTTGGCAGAAGAGGATTGATTACCCTCTTGCTGTTCCTAGCAGTGACCGCGGTTCTTAGGTCGTTGAAACGACGCACCTACAAGAAGTATGACCCGAACGCGTACTCTGATCCCAGACATCGACCTGCATTGGTTGGTGAACCCAACCCAGATGATCAAGACAGAGTTCACGAAATGGCCCAAGACATAGCTTTCGAGAGGACCAAACTTTTCCAAGTCCACCAAGGTGTGTGTGCTAAGTGTGAACTTCACATTCAGCGCTGCGCATGCCCCACTGGACCGGCGACTAGCATGATGACCAACTTCGCAAACCAGAGATCAAAGGTTTCAAGCATGGCCCATGCCGCTAACAAGATCGTTAATAGGTACCAGGAACCATGGCAGTTCAACGTTGGAGATGAGTTCGTCATCACTGTTTGTAACAACGTTGTTTCTCGCGTTCTGGACATCTTCTCGATCGAAACCGCTGTCAATTGGAAAGTGATCCACGCGCTTCAAGTGCATGATACTAGACCAAGAACCGAAAAACACATTCAAATGGGATCGAACAGATATTATGTTCTACGCCAGGGACGTTTGCGCATAGTCCTGTCCGTGCTCGGATGGGAGTTTGTGTGTAACCTCCCGCGCAAGGCCCTCTCCATATTCAATGTACCAGCAAGAGATCTTGTCATCAACGAGGATCACTTCCGCCTCCAAAGGCGTGGAGTTGTGACTAACGAAGTTGAAAAGAATCTTCCTGGGCTTTTGGAGACCATGCTTTCGGTCCCTATTTGTGATCCGACCTTCCTAGATCTCGGCGCGAACCCATTAAGAGACGCACAATTGATAGTCTCGGCGTTCGCTAATGAGAAAAGGTTGGTCCAAAATTTTTAAACGCCCCGGCCCAGAGGCTTTACATGATGGGGTATCGTAGTGAAGAGTGGACAGATGAACAGATCAAGAGTTGTTTTAAGTATCCAGTACGTGGTGACTTTTACTTCAAACTCGCTCCAAGTAGCCTAAGCACAGTCGACCGTGCTGTGGCTACAACTCTTCCTATATACCTAAAGGACGCTTCGTTAGTAGCTCCCTGCCATCGTGATAAGCTGACGGTCCTAACCGGGGCCATTAAGCGGTTGGGGACGAGAGTCCCTACCTGCTCGTTCAAAGACATGAAGAAAATTCTACGGTATGCACGGAAATATATATATCCACAATTCGAGACCATAGATATGGCTGAAGTGCCAAAAACAGAGGATTGGATCGAACAGATCAATCATCCAGAGAAAAGAAAACAAGAACTTAG